CTGACGGCGGCTTTCTGCAGAACGTCAAAAACGACGGCCTCAATCTCCATTATACCAGTCCCGCTGACAATGGCATAGCAGTTCAGCCCAGTTCGGTTTATGTCAGCCTTCGCCACAAACTGCCCGCTGCTCGTGCCCAGCGCAACAGTCTGCGGAGGCAGCGCAACCGACTCACCGCTCTCGTTGTGCAGCACGACTTGGATGGTCAGCGTGCCGCCATTCACGTCCACACCACGAACCCAGACTTGGCGGAAGTAGGTGCGGGTAGCAGGCTGCGAATAGACATCGGGCGTGCGGAGACTCCACGAAACCTGCGTTCCGTTCGTTACCACGCCCGTGTTGGTCGCCCACGTCTGCCAGCCACGAGTTTCCCCCATTTGCCAACTTTCGACGCTGCCGCTGCTGTAGCCACAAAGCGCAGTGATGGGCTGCGTGCCCTGCGTGCGAATCTGGTGGATGTGGGAGAGGTTGAAGGGTGGGTCAATTGCCGTCCACGCTTTGAGCACGAGGTCGTAGGCAAGGATACGGTTGAGTTTGCCCGCCGAGCCGATAGTCGGGATAGCGATGATGTACATAGGCGGAACGGCAGTCTGCGAGGAGCGGGAAAGATGCGCGTAGCTCCAATCAAGTTGCGCGATGTCGGCGCGACCTCCGAACAGGTAGGGGCGGATGTCCTCGCTGATGAGGCGGTCGCGGGTGCCATCATAGATGGCGATGCCCAGATGCGAAAGGCGGGCAACGCCGAAGCCGGGAACGAATTGTGTGGAGCGCGGCGCAATGCAGCCCATGTCGGTTTGGATGCGGCGGATTTCAAGGTTGGCACTGCCGAACAGCCCGGTCATCAGGTGAGTAGCAAACTCCTTGAACAGCACCAGCCCGCCTTCGGACGACACACCCGCCTCGGAGATGGTGAAGGTGGCAATGCCGGTGCCCTGCATCCCGTCATCCTTATCAATGAAGGCGGCGTTGAGCGGGTTCCACGAATTCGGGTTGCCGATGTCGCTCATTCGCAGCGCCGAAGGGCCGTCCAATCCGTCAGCGGTGTTGGTTGGGCTGGTGTTGTAGAGAAAGAGGGCGTTTGCGTGGATAATGCCGTGAGCCGCGCCGGGAGGCGCAGGAGAGGTGGAGATGGCACCGGCGTTTTCCCAGATGACTTTTCCATCTGTGACGCGCTGCCCCTTCGTCGAAGGCCACGATGGCTCGACAGTGCCGCTGGTACCGCCCTGCACACACTTGAAATACTGGGTCGGAGCGCCAGTTGGCTTCACGAAATCGCCAGTGATATAGCTGGTGGTGGCTTGCCAAGCAGGATAGGCAGCAGTGAAGGTGTTGGTGATTTCGGGAGGCGCAGTCGCAGTGCCATCCCACAGACGCGGCCTGAAATCCGCGCCAAGAATGATGACGTGCTTCCCCGCGAAAGGAATCAATTGCGGCGTGAGGCGAAGAGATGGCATTAGAGTATAAAAAGCGGCGGGTCATCCTCTGGCGGCAAGCTTCCGCCTCCTCCCCCTCCACCCGGCGGAGGCGGCAGGCCGCCAGAGCCGGAGCCGCCCGGAGAGGCCGCAGCCGCGTATTTGGCGATGATGTCTCCAGGCTTCGTGTAGCAGACCAAATTGGAGGGCTTGATGAGAACAATTTGCTTGGTGGTGTTCGCACTGGGAGGAGATACGCCAGAGGGAGTAAGACTGTAGTACACCGTCAACGTCATATGGTCTATGCGCGCTTCTTCTGAGGCAGCAGGGGTCGGCTGTGCTTGAGCAACCACCTGCGCTCCAAAACCAGAAGCGTTCACTTCATTTGGAGTCCACGTTGTGCCCCACAAGTCAGTGGGGCTGCCATAGACCTTCACGGCGTCCACCGTCGGCCAATCCAGCGCAGCGTCGGCCTTGTTGTCCCCCACCGGGGAGCCGGCCTTCAGCATCACTACAGCTTGGTCTCGGATTGTGTTTGCTCCTAAACTACCTTCCGAACGCTCTACTCTAAGCTCGATTCCGCGAATGGTTGCACCAGAAGGAATCGCAAAGCCAAACGAGTGGCCTCCAAGGGCTGCTGACTTTTGCCCCTGCGTCAGCGTGACGGTCGCCCGCGCATCGTCGGAAGCAAAGATGTTGCTTGGGTTCAACCACGATGGGTCAGGCGGAAGCCCTGTTATTTGCTGCCACCCAGTTGGACTCTTTTGCGAGGAGAGCACATCGGCTCCCGCGTCGGTATAGGTATTGGTGGAGACCTCAGCCAGCAACACTTCGCTCCCGCTCGTGCGTCCGTACACGCGATACCCAGCGGCGTTCGTCACCGCCGTCCAGTTGATTTGGATGCGGTCGTCGGGGCCGTCAATGGCAAGGGTGACAGCGGTGGAGGCCAATGTCTCCCCGCCGATGCCGTCTATGGCCGAGATGCGGTAGCTGTAGGTTCCTGCCGCGAGCGTGCCGCCGGTATCGAGTTTCGTGAGCGTCACGCCGGTCGGCGTGTCGAGTGGAGAGTCGGGGTCTAGTTGCAGCAGGCCGTAGAAACGGGTAACGCCTACGAACAGCTCGATGGCAAGAATCGGCCCTTGCCCAGTGGTGGGGCCAGCCGTATCGGGACACTCGAACAGGAAGGCAAAAGAGCCATCGCAGGTGCGCAGGCCAGTGCGCGGGAGAAGTACCATGTTGGAAATGCGCTGAGCGGTATTGGGAAGACCGCTGAGAGCGCCGCCGGCAGCGTAGAGTCCTTTGCCGAAGCGTTGTTCAATTTGCTGGTACTCAGCCACAGCCAAGCTCCCCTACGGTACGATGATTCCGCCGCCAAGCCTGCGAACATACGTCTCCACGCCGTCATAGGGAGAAGGCACCTGCTGCGGCCCCACAACCTGTGCGTTCTGCCGCGCCGTCTCTTCGAGGAACGCCACGAAGTCGTCCCTTAGGCGCTTGGCATTCGCTGTGTCCTGCTCCGCTTCGCGGAATTTGTGTACGAGGTAGTTGACCAGCGGCAGCCGCCAGCCGACCGGCACCGGCAAGGTTTTGCTGGCGTCTCCGACTGCGAAGGCGTTACCGTAAAAGTTGCGGAGGCCAGTGAAGCGGATGTTCAGCTCCTCGACCGCAGCCGCGCTTGCGTGTGCCGCAGCGAAAGTTCCGCTCAGGCCGCGAATCAGGCCATTCAGCGTGTTGGTGGTGGTGTCAATGGACTCGTAATGGACAACTTCGTTCTCTATCTTGGCAAGGCCGAAAGAGCGCATTCCAGTAGTGCTCGCCAGTGCCGCTGTGGTCTGCGTGGCTGTCATAGAGGAGGCAAGCGTGGTTGAGAGTCCAGTGCGGTTCGGGATCGGGTAAATCTCTACCAGCAGCCGGTCAGCGACTTGGGTGATGAACATGGCGCGGGAGATGCCAGTAACCTTGTTGCGGTAGTAGGCTGCGCTGTGGGCAGGCATTCCCATCGGGATGCCGTCGAACCAAGCATAGGTCAGCTTTGCCCACTGGCCAGGGAGTTCGTAGATGGGCTGTCCCGAAACGGAGCGAAAGCCGCCGATGTCGTAGATGCCGATGACAATGCGGGAGGCTTCCTCCAACGCCTCGTTCAGCCAGTCGTACATTCCCTGCGCGGTAACGAAAGTGCCATCGCCGTCGGGGTTGTAGGCGGTGTTGGTCAGAGGCGCGGTGGCCGCAACTACTGCTGTGGTACTGTCAATGGTCTTTGCGCCGGAAGTAGTGAACTCAGCGTACTGGCCAGCGGTTCCGATGCCAAAGTACACCCGCCATTTGGTAAAGCCTGTTGGCAGCGTGGCGTTGACCAGAAGGGATTGACCGGCAGCGATGACTACGTCGGCGGGATTGGCAGCGGTTGTTTCCCCGTAGCTGTTGACCGCCGTGATGCCAATTTTGTAGGTGCCGGTGGCAAGCGGATTGGCCGATGCCTGCGCTGAGGCCGTGGGGCTGGCAGGCTTTGACAGCGTAGCGGGCGGGTCTGGTGCCAAACGCCGGGCGGAAATGATCAAATCGCCAAGGTTGATTCCTGCCATCGCGCCTCCTAGCAAGAAAAAGGCCGCGGGGCTTCGTCAGCACCCACGGCCTTCTGACGCTTCGTCGTTGCCGCCGTCGCCGCGCCTTTGGAGCAACTCTTACAAAATCTACGCACTCGCCCCGGCAAATTCAACGTCCACAGTGTAGCTCGGTGAGGTGCCGCCGGTGGTGGCGTCAAAGTTGAGGCGGTCGAAGTCGAGGTCAGAGATGATGGGGAAGATGTAGTCCACAGCTTCATCCGCCGCCGATGCCGGAAAGTTAGCGACTACGCGCTGCGTAGTGCCATCGCTCACGCGCACGCGCAGCGCCACGGTGATAGAGGTGCCTGAGACTTTGACAGCCTTGAAGCGGGCGAAGCCCGAACGCATCTTCCGACTAAACCCGCCCGTAGCGGGCAGCGGAATAATCGCCGAGGTCGTCAGGGAGACGCCTTCGCTTTTGTCCGCGAATCCCGCGATGCCAAACCCCGGCAGAATCTCAGCCAGCCGTCTTGTGAACGCCATTGCAGTCTCCTCCTTGAAACTTTCCGACCCTCACGAGGGGCCTCCCGTAAAGTAGACATTCATACGCGGGCTGGGGCAGATAAGCTGCCACGCCAAGTATGAAGTTGAAACTACCACGCGCTGGTTCGAGGGCTTGATGAACGGGTCAACCGTGAAGTAGTCGCCCTCGTGGAACGTGGGGTAGATGTAACGCGAGTTGAGCAGCGCGCCCTCGCCCGTCGGCACGAAGCGGTCGGGAACGACAACGGCGTTGTTGATGAGGAAGTGGTAGCGAAAACCGGCCTGCAACGCCTGCTTGTCCTGCTCTAGGCCAGTGAACCGGACGAGCGTGGTGAAGTTGAGTTTGAGAGTCTGATACATCGAGTGCGTGGTCAGCAGAATGTCCGGCTCGTCAAAGCCGTACACAACGCTCTGGTAGGCGCTCTCGAACTGTGCCGGGGTGAAGGTGCCGCCCAGCGCCTGGTTGGCTGCGGGCTTCCAGAAAGCGTTGGCCGCCACCGAGCGGTCAATGCCCGCGATGGTGTTGGTGGTGGACTTCACCCAGTCCACGATGGAGTCAATGTCAAGCGAGGTGTTCTGCGGAGAAACGTCCCACAATGCGCGGGAGAGCTTCTGCAGCAGAGAGCTTGACATCTCCTGGAACTTCAGGCGCACGAGGTCGAGACCCGCCGCGCCCCGATTCAAGATGATGTCGGTCACGGGGATGACAACCGGCTGGCGGTAGAAACGCCACAGCTGGTTGGCAGGCTGGATGGTGTCCACGACTGCCGTTTCAAGCAGTTGGTCGCCCCAGTACGCGCCACCCTGAGTGTTCTCAGCGGTGAACAGTGGATAGACAATCTCTCCGCCTGCGAACCGCTTTCCATTCTTGGTCAACGCCCAGAATGCAGGCGAAGGCTTGAAGACGTTATCCCCCACGATAGGCACGATGTACTTCTGCGTAATCGCGTCCAGCGTCTTCAGCAAGAGTGCGGGGGGAGTCGAATGTCCCAGTCCTACTGCCATCGTTGTATCCTCCTAGTTACTGAACCTTCTCCGCTCGCCAGATGTCCGAGTCGGCCAAAGCTGCGTCGAGCGCCTGCCCAAGCAAGTCACGGTTGGGGTCAACCTTGAACGGCACTTTCTCGGCACCGCCCACGGGGCCGGTTGTCGGGCGCGCCCACGCCGGCGCTTCTGGCACGCGCCTCGTCTCGTACTCAGCGCGAACTCTTTCCTCGATTTCCTTCCGCAGTTCAGCCTCCCTGCGCTGTGCGCGACTGGGGGCGTCTATGCGTTCCCAAGCAGCCGCAAGGTCAGGCAATCCATAGCGGTTGACGATGCGGTTGTCCACCGCGAACTTGGTGAGGGATTCGAGCGTGTGGCCTGCCTTTGAGGCCTCGGCGGAAATTCCACCCCACTGATCGTCCAACTTCTCTCCCGCGTAGGTCATCGCCAAAGTCTGCACTGCTTGGAGAACCTGTCCAAGCTGCTGGTTGAGGGCACCAATCTTCTCGGTCTCCACCTTCTGCACGTACTGAACGATGGGGCCGAGCAGCGGGTCGGCGGCGAGAACTGCAAGCGGGTCGTCTGCCTTGCCTGCGCTCCGTCTGGCGTCAGCATCGGGGTCGCCGCCATAGAGCTTCGCCCATGCAGCGGCCACTTCTGTCTGCGCCTTAGTCAATGCTGCCTTCTCTTGGGCGACTTCCTTGGCGAAACGCGCCTTCTCTTCATCAAGCGACTTGGCCAGAGCGTCGCGGGTCTCCTTGTCGAAACTGCGGAGTTCGCCAAGGGTGATTTCAACGCCTTCGGCCAACTGAATCTTGTGGTCGTCAGCCAGCTTCTTGTCCTTCAGGATGTCGGCAATCTTAGACATAGCTCATTGCTCCTTTACATACCCATAGCGGGCAACGCGCCACCGCCTTGCTCAGCACCTGGCAACCCGATGGCCTGAAGCGGCGGGCCAGCAGCCTGCTGCGTGGCGAGAGCCTGCTGCACGACCTTGAGCGCGTTGTCCAAGCCGCGAATAGCAGCCGCCAAGCCGTTTGCCACTCCCGGCAGCGCGAACGCGGACTGCGGGTAGATTGAAACGATAAGGCGCTTGGCCTCGTTGATGGCGTCAGCCAGCGCGGAAGGATCGGCTCGACGAAGCTCGCCTAGGTTGCGCGCAATAGCGATAGAAGCGGCGTCAGGCGGAACTCCTTCCGGGCCTTCAGCAGCGCCTCCGGCTATCCGCTCCATCAACTGCCGCAGCGCAAGGGCTGCAATCGGATTGGCTCCGTCAGCCAAGCTACTTCTCCTTCTTCGGCGAAGGGATGTATCCGAGCGGGTCTTTCGGCTCTTCCACCGGCAACTGCTCGATGGACGGCCCAACCTGTCCCTTCGGTTTCTGCGCGTTGAGCGGGCTGACCAGCTCGGCTTCTTGATTCGGCTTGTTATGCATCGCGGTCTCCTAGTTCTCCTCTAGCCCCGTGCGTCGCGGGCAGCGAGCGTCACCATACTGCTCGATGAGCATTCGCGCCTGCCGCTCGATGAAGGCCATCAGAGATTCCTCGGTCGGGAACCGCTCGCGTTCGGAAGCGTGGAAGTGAAACGGAACGCAGGGCGTGCCATCAACAGCAGCCTGCGCCGTGTACCACTCTCCAAACTTTTCGAGCCGCAGCAGCTCCACACGCGGAGAGTTTAGGAGTCAGACTAGGGGGGAGTCAACGGGCGGAACTCAGTCAATTTCCGCGTTGTCCGCAGGCTGGCGGGGAAGTCCAATCCACCAGCGCCCAAGCGGGTCGCGCAGAACTTTCACCTTGCCGCGTCGGAGAGCGTGCTGGCACCAGCGCCGGACGCTGCGCGCAGTGCAGCCGACCCTAGCGGCGTACTCCTCGGTGGAAAGCCAGAGGAACTCAGGGTGGAAGCGGTCGGGAAACCGGCGGCGGCCATTTCCGCTAGTGGACATCAGCGCCTTCTTTCGCGTACTGCCGACAGCGCGGCGAGCAGCCGCTCATTCTTAATCTCCTCTGCCATCTCTTCCGCTCCTGGCAATTCCAAAAGTTGCAGTGCCCGCTTGGCGTCAATCAGTCCTAGCTCTCGTAGCTGTGGCACCAAGTTGCGCAGACCGGCCTGAGAGAGCGGGCGGATACTGGCGGGGTCGACTTGGATGCGGTAACTGCCCATCGCCTCTTCCCCCACTGCTTTCCAAGAATGCTGCTCGAACTTCTCGGAGAGGCTGTAGAACTCTTGGTCATGGACGTAGAAACGCGCCATCATGTAAAACATCATCTCAGCCAGTTGCTGAACGCTGCGGGCGAACAGGCGACCACGCAAACGGGTGAGGGTTTGGGAGCGAAAGACGCTGGCCTCAAACAGGTCAGGACTGATGTTGCCTGCCCCTGGCTCGCCAGCGCGTGTGGGGGTGAAGCCTTGCAGCTCCTTCTGGAGCTGGAGCAAGAGAGCGGGGAGCTGGGTCATGTACTCCGGCATCGGGTTCGGCCAGACGCACTGCGGCACCTGCGAGTTGGGATTGATGATGCGCACCTCGGCAGGGAGGCCACCAAAGTCCTCAGCGGTAATGCCAGTGCTGGCGTGAATGAACCAGATGCCGTTGTTCAGGCGCACTGCATTCTCGAAAGTCTGCGTCAGCATCCGCTGCGCAAGCAGTTGCAGGTCGTAGGTGAAGCGGGCGGGAGGTGGGGGGTAGAATTTGCCGAGCGTGGGAAGGCCAAGGACGCGGATGAGCGGGAACCAGCCTTTCGGGACGGGATTGGGGCCATCGGCCAGCACACGGCCTTCGCAGTCCACAACCATTCGGCCATTAGGGTACTTCGGCACCACCAGCCGGGAAACGCGCTTGGCAGCGTCAGAGCCAACTTCGCGCTCGATAACGTCAACGGTTGAGTCAAGCAGGAAAGTGGTGCGCACAACCACGCGCCCATCGCCGGTGGGAGCGCGCCGCACGCCCAGAGCGCCGTAAGACATCGGGCCAGCAGGAAGCTCAAAGCCATAGCCGGTGTCGGCTGGGTTGATGCCGGGGATGGTAGGCGGGGCAGCCGGAGCAGTGCCACGCGCCTCGATGTCGCGGCCAGTTTCAGGGTAGAGCCACGCAACTTGGCCGGGGTAAAGACGGTCTTCGATGATGACGTAGCTCCAATCGCGGTCATTCTTGGCGGCGGGGTCGGGAAATACCGTGGCGGGGTCGCGGTGATGCGCCCACACTTCGCCGCGTCCATCGCGCCCGCGAGGGTCGAAGCCGACTTGGATGTAGCCCAAGCCGCCAAAGAGAGCATAGAGCTGGGAGTAGAGCAGCTCCTCGTTGACAAAACCCTCGCGCCAGTGCTCTTGGAATGCCCGTTCACGCGCCTCGTCACGTTTGCCATCGCGCTTGTCCACGATGTAGACGCGGGGAGTGTTGTCGGAGAGGTCAGTAGCTTCCGAGAGCAGCAGGACTTGGAGTTGGGGGACGCGGATGCGAGGGCGGAAGCTGGGAGAGGAGGTTTCGACATCGGAGAGGTCATACATCTCGCGCATCTGCTTGAACCAGTCAGGGCCAAGTGTGCGGTCGCGGTACTCGCGGCTGAGGCGCTGAAGCTCATCGATAGCCTTTATCCGCACGTCCACAATCTGCGTACCCTGTGGAGGTTCGCTGTAGAAATGGGTTAGCGTCCTGCCTACACTAGCCACCGGCGTCCTCCGTCTTTGGCTCCAGCTCTCCCGTGTTGAGGTAGGCGCGCAGGAGTTCTAGTGGAGACTGTCCAGCCCTCGCGGTAGTTCCCTTCAACATATCTTCAATCCCTTGCGCTGTCGCCAAAGCGTCCTTCAGAGGCCAACGTTCGGGACACAATAAGTCAAGGTTGCTCATCAGGATTGCCTGCACTTCCCGCCAAGCGTCCTCCCGACTGCTGGCGCGCACCTCGGCAAATTTCTTCCCCAACTCTTCCAGAGCCTCCTGCGCGGAGCGATACCGCAGATAAGTAGGTTTTGCCCTTGAAGAACCCTTCCGCACATTCACGTTTGAACTCTCTACTGTTGAACCTCTTCAGCCTAGCCCGTAAGCGTTCCAGTATAGCACGCTCCTCTGGGAGGTAAGTCCGACCCCTTCCCCTCTTACGAAAGGAATCCCTCCACTCTAGGAAGAGGAACACAACTATCGCGTGAAAGAACTTCACTTGCAAGTAAGGCAGCATAAGCAGCAAGGCGCGTTTTGCTTGCTGGGAGCTGGTTATAGACCACGACGCGGCGCCCTTCTTACGGTCAGACCTGCGCGGGTTGCTCAAGTATCCACCAAAAAGGCGCTGCATCTTCAACAATGGCGCAGGGACGGTCTGCGCTGCGGTGACGTGGATAGTGTAGGATGCTCCCATCTTAGACGTGGCGTCCTTTGGACGGTACGCCGATATGTGAACGCATCCCTCTCCGTCGAAGAACCCCGCCGCCCACGCACGGTCTTCTTCGGATATGTGTGTCTCCGGCATCATCTCTACTGCCTGATTGTATCTCTGCCCGATTTCGGCGAGAGATAGTGATCGAACTGGCGCAGTGCTTCTTGCTGCTGCCGCTTCGTCTCGGCTTCCGCGAGCGTCGCGTCGTCCCACACCTTCTTTGGCTGTGGGGGCTGCTGTCCGGCTGGTTGCCTCTGCCACGTCTCTTGACTCCTCTGCTGCTCAAGAATGTACACCTCCGGGGCGCAGTTTGCAATCCGCAGCACCAAAGCATTCTCGGCG